ATACGATAAATGTGAATTGTATCTACTCCATCAAAGTTATAATCGTTGTTTACTAATGGTGCTGTAAATGATGCTTTTTTAAATGCTTCATCTACTTTCTTTTCATATTTTTGAGCTAAATTTATTCCTAATGCCCTTTGTCCTCATTCCTTTCTTTATCCGTCTAGAAGTCCCTCTAAGAATAAGTCTTTTTCGTGCTTTTCAGCAACTCTTCCACTCTCAGTAGTACTTCCTATTGACGATTGTTTGTTTTTTTCATTTGTTTTTGAAATACTAATTTGTTTTTCTAAGTCCTTTAGTTTCCATTTCATATAAGCATTACTTAGAGAACTTTTTTCAGCCTCTTCAAATACTTCTTTTGGAATACTTTCAGGGTTAACATCAGGGAATTCTTCTAAGAAGTCTTGATACTCTTTATTTTTCTCTTTTTCCTTCCTATCTGCTTCCCTTTCAGCTTTAATATCATTTAATTCTTGTTGTATTTGCTTACGTTGTTGTCTACTAGCAATAAGTTCTTTAGCAATTGACTCTGGTGTACCAGCATTAATTAAATCTTCTAGTTCATCAGCCTCTCTTTGCCTTTCTTGTTGCTTTTCATATTCTTCAACTTGATCCATATACTCATCTACACTAATACCTAAAGCATCAGCTTTTTGTTTAGCATACTTTTCAAGCCTACTATTTTGTAGATTTTCAAGTTCTTGTAGTTTTTTATCATAATTTAATCCCTTTTGTACGTTTGTTATTAAATCTTCGATAGATTCTACATTCACTTCTTCTTTATTATACTTTATCTTTCCAGACAAAGCGTTTAATAAAGGCTTTAAATCTACTTCATCAGAATTTGAATTATCTTCTGTAGTCTCATTTGGTTTTTGAGGCTCATCTGACTTATCTTCTTCCGATGTTTGTTCCTCTTCATCATCAAGATTCTCAGACATAACCTGTTCATCGATTTCTGAAAAGAAATCATCATCTGATTCAACTGTTTCGGTTGGTGTACTTTCAACAATCTCTTCATCTTCCATTAAAAATCCTCCTCTGCACTGGTTTGTGCGTGGTGCTTAAAAACACCAAAAAAAGAACTACATTTGTAATTCTCTTTGTGCTGCTTTTAGGCTTGAATAATATTCATTAATTTTAGCTAATGTTCTTTGTCTACAAGTTCCATAGTTAGAATTATATTTATACGTGCACCATTCTAAGTTATCCACTCTGTTATTTTCTTTATTTTCATCTTTGTGATTTATACAAGGATAATTTTTAGGATTAGGTATAAATGCTTCTGCTACTAACCTATGTACTGTTTTTTTATGATTTATTCCATTTAGACAAAGATTAACTCTTTTATATTTTGTTCTTCCACCTGATGCTTTACTATTCAATATTTTCCACTTATTTTTATCTTTTTCAATTTCCCCATATCCTTTTGTAATATACCCACTTCTAACATTTCCCAAATTACTAACTTGATATATTCCCTCAAAACCTTTTATATCCTTCCAAATTTCCTTATTCATTTAATCATCTCCCTTATAAATGATAAGAGGAAGCAATAAGGGTACTTCCTCTTAGTACTTTTATAAGTACTTTTGTGTCGTTAGTTGTAATTTTAAAAATAAGGTCTTTCTTTTTATTTTTTTGTTCTAACAACACAAAACTACCTACAAAAGGTAGTTTTATTTACAACTCTTTAGCTAAATTTTGATATTCATTAGCTCTTTTTTTTAGTTCTTCTATAACTTTTTCTTTTACTTTTTCATTTTCAACAAGTTTTTTATATCTAGTAAATGATTCTATTGCATCATCTACTTTCCATTTTAATTCATTAGCTTCTTCTTCTTTTGTTAATTCAACTTTTTTCATGACTGTAAACCTCCTATTTGTTCTAATTCTGTCATTTTATCTACAGCATTTCTTCCCACATCAGTTTGATTTTGCATTAGTGGTATTGCTCCACCTTCCCCCATTTGTAAGGTTTGTGCTAAATCTTCATTAGTAGGTAATGGGTTCTCCATGTCTTGTACTTCGTTATATCCTGTACTGTCTTGTAAAGCTCCCATCATCTCTAATACAGTCTTTTCCATTTGTTCAGGGTTTAACTGTGTTAGTGAAGCTCTCATCTCAGGTGGTAGAGTATCCATAAATTGCCCCATTAGGTTATAAATAGCTTGTTTATACAAATCATTTTGTTCTATTGAAGTGATTAGTTCTTGTTTTTGAGGTATTAACTCATCAGGTATTCTTTTTAAATATTCTGTAAACTCTAAATATCCATTATTTAATAAGTTATCTAATGTTTGTACACTAGCAACTTCACTAAAGTATGAAGCATTTCCTACATCAATCTTAATATGCATCCACATATCTTTTAATTGTTTAAAATCAAATTCTTCTACAGTACGTTCATTATTTGGCCCAGTAACAACAACAGGTCTTATTCCGTACTTAGTCCCCATCATATCTATAATAATTCTTCCACAATCTTCAACAAACTCATAAAAAGATGCCTTTACGTTTTCTAAAGGTACAGCAGCACTCTTTTGAATAGCTATAATAGCAGTAGCATTATTCATAGTTACATTTCCTAAAGAAGCATCTCCTACTCCTAAAGTCTCTTTAGTATATTGCATAGCTAACTCTATAGCACTCATTATTTGATTACTCATTTGAGCAGGTTCAAGATATCCCCCAACATTTTTAATAGAGTCTCCATTTAAGTTAATTACAGGTATTTGAGCCCCTATTTCGTTAGTCCATCCCTCTATACGGTCAGCATCATAAACAGCCGTAGGAAACGCAGTAAGCATTAAATGGTATATAACCATAGCAAACATCTTATTTATAGATATTTGGTTAGGTATTATTCCAGTAGTTTCAGCACGTCCGTGATAAGTTCCTTTAACTTCTTCCCAATTCCCAAAAGCTATAGGGTAATAATTTAGTTCTGTGTTTTTTTCTTTATAAATATAAGTGTTTCTAACACTTTTATTAGCATATACTACTCCGTTTTTCTTATAATATTTGATAATATACAAAGCTTTTTCATATCCTTTAGCAGAATTTTCAAGTTTTCCGTTATCTCCCATCTGCTCATTAGTGTTTGAATCCCCTTGTATTGAATCCCAATCTTTATTTCCGTTCTTTTTAGCTTCTTCTTTTAAGTTAGACACTAAATCACGGCCTACTATGATGATATATGGTTGTTTTTCTACTTGGCGAGTGTTAGGATTTCCAAACATTACATTAGTAGAATCAATAATTTCACAATTAATAACCCCTTCTATATTAGGGGCAAACTGTTTAAAAGGTTTTTCATCTAAATCAAAGTACCAATGCAAGCAAAAATCTCCTGTATCAAAGCCATCACCTAATAAAGAACGACTTTTTGCATCAAATTTTACGTGTTCTAGTACGTTTTTTATTTCAGCATTAGCTAAATCAGTAGCTTTTACCTTTTGTTGCATCATTAAATCGTTAGTTTGAGGGCGATATTCCATTGGTTGTATAGAAATAGACACAGAATCACTCTTTAATGAGGCTATTTTGAATTGTTTTACCCTTTTTATGATGTTAAATACTGGTTTAGGTAGTCCATCTGCCTGTACTCCCCTCCATTGATTACCACTAGCAAACTCTATATTTGTATCTATTACTTCATAATAGTTTCTATCAGCCCCATATAGGCTTTGATTATAAGAGACTCCAGCATCATATAGTTTCCAATCGTCCGTTTTCCTCTAAATCACTCTCCCTTTGATGATTTTAAAGCTTGTTCATAGCCATATCCCATTAAATTATTAAAGTTTTTACGTAGTTGTTCTTGTTTTTTCTTGTCTTCATCGCTTAGTTCTTCTTTTTGAAATGAAGTTTTTTTTTCATCTACCATTCTTTCTAGTTTATTTTTTTCTATCTTCAATTTTATATATCGTCTATTTAGTCTTTCATAACAAAATATATATATTATCGATATAAAACTTATCGCTAACACCGTTCCTATATATTCCATGTTTAACCTCCATATTTCATATAATCTTTTGTAGCAGTAGCCCCAGCTATTCCTAATATTCCTAGTCTTCTTCTTTGCTTCTTAGATTCTTCATATAATAGTTCTTCTTCGCTCATTATCTTAGTAGCTTTAGTTCTCTCTATACAAAATCCTCTGATAGCATCAGGTGCATGAGTTAGTTCGTGGGGCTCTTTAGCACAATCATTAGGATTTTTTTCATCCCTTTGTATTACTGGTAATGTACGTATTAAGTTATGGCAAGTATCAAATATTCTCAGTTTAGCAGTTCTGAATGTTTCTCCAGTTTGTTCATCTTTCTTTTCAATAATCTTTAAATGTTCTTGTACAGAATACCACCCTATAACACGATTATTAGAAGACCTACTTAAATAAACACCATTTTCTCTAAATATCTCAGCAGCACTTTTCCCAGTATCATTTCGCCTATTCCACAAATCAGGAGGAGCATAAGTAGTTCTTATTTTATCTTCTCCGTCCATCTCTAAAATACGTTTAGCAGCTACAGATATAATCAAATCATTTTCATAGAGTTCTTTATACACGTATTCATTTCCTTGACCATCTATTGCTATCCAATAACAAGCAAGCATATCAAGTCCATAATCTAACGTTCTATACCTATCCCAATTATCAGGTATCATAAATGGCTCAATTACATGTACACTTCTATCAAAGTCTTTAAAGTATTGCCCATCAAATATATCCCAATTACCATCTTTTAGAGCTTTTCTCTCCTTTTCAGGTAAAGCATCCAATCGTTTTACATAATCAGGATCAGATTCCATTAGGAATTTATTATCAGTTACAAATGAAGGAATAAAAAGACGAGTTGTTTTTTCACCCGTCTCTAATCTACATTCGTGTATTTCTCCATATTTACCTATATCTATAAAACGTTCCTTTACCCATACATGACCTACACCACCAGGGTTAGTAGAACTCTTTATGTGTTTAGGATATCCATTCGCTCCACGACAACGGGATATCATATATACATACATATATTCTGTAAAGTGTGTAAGTTCATCAAATCTTATAACATCATACTCAGCAGATTGATACTGATAAACATCATTTTCATTATCAATATATCCAAAGTCAATTATAGAACCATTTTGAAACGTCCACGTATGCTTACTAGAATTATAAGAAGCTATTTGTCTAGGATAAAGTTCCATAGACGTTCTTATTATAGATCTCTCCAAATCAGGAAAAGTACGCCTAAATATTATTTGTTTACTTTTTTCATATTGTAGAGCATATATTAAAGCATCTACTAATTGGCCATAGGACTTGCCGCCTCCAGCAGCACCTTTCAGCCGCCAAATAGAGTTTCAAAAGCTTCACTATGTATAAACAAGTCCTGTTTTTCAGTAATTCTTAAATCTAAATCCATTTGGCTTCACCACCCCCTTCTAAATAAGAGAAGTGATAACCTTTTGCATGGCTTCTTTTCCCTTTTAAGACATCTGTTATATGCCTTGTATTAAAGTATCTTTCAGCATCAGCTATAGAATCAAATTGAATTGTCTCCATTGTTTCTATATTTTTTGCTATTATTTTCTTCTTTCTTTTTTCATTAGATTCTTTTGATGCTTTAAAAACATTTTCCCATAGTCCTGTTCTAATTGCATGTTCTGCATTTTCTTTATTAGTACACCACTCCAAATTTTCTACTCTATTGTCGGTCTTTATACCATTTATATGGTTTACTTGTGGTTTATTTTCAGGGTTAGGAATAAATGCTTTAGCTACCTCTCTATGAATTCTAAATGTGTGTTTTTCTTTACCTATGTTTACTCTTACATAAGAATATCCACTTTTGCTTGTTTGATTTTTTATAAATCTTTCATATTTCCCGTTCCATACTCTACCATCTTTAGTAATAAAAAACGGATATATTAATTCTTTCCTTTAATCTCCTCCTCAGTGTGATTAATATTGGTTGCAGAGGGAGGAATCGAACCTCCGTCCTCAAGCTAAGGAAACTTGCAAGCTAACCACTGCTCTACTCTGCCATCTAAGAGGATTCTTCATCCTCTTCTAGGGGGTTAATTAGTGCCCTACAGCATAGTGCCTCATAGACACCGTTAAAAATAGAAGTCTTCCATCCTTAACGCTACCTATAAGCCTCGTTCTAGGTATTTATGTTGAATTAATAACTTCCCTTTAGAACCTTTATCCCATTTATGTATCCTCTCAAACTCACACAAAAGATACTCCACCAATTCCCTTTGAGCATCAGTAGGAGCATCCCTTTGTGAATTAATCATTTTAAATATTTTATTTAACGCAACATAAGTTTCTATATCCTTACATTCAATTAAGTGTAGGTATTGATGAGATACAGGCATTAATAACGCAATATTTTCCCATTCAAGCCTTCCTCCATGTTCTTTTTTTATAATATGGTGGGCAGTCATGTCTTTCCTCACTACTTTATAGTTCATCCAGTCTAATTTACTTCTATAGACTCTTAACATCTCAGCAGTGATTCCTTTCCTTTTTCTACCTCCATTAAAAAAAGAATTCCTTTTCGAATTCTCTCTTAAAACACCTATATCCCCTTTAACAGGGGGGATAGCCTACACACAGGCCGTAGTCATTACTAGATTATACTACTAATCTGATATCGGTTTATTCTATCCCTTTATCCGGATTCCAAAAGGTCTTACATCTATGCCTCGGTTTCATAGAATGCCCCTTTACACTTCTCTTTTTTGTATCCCTCCCGTGGGCGATTAGCACTTTAGCCTTATTTTATATAGGGTGTAAACTTTACACTTTATTAGTCTTACTTTACACTTTTGCCTTTTATGTTTTTGTGTGTGAGTGTATATACATAGGTATCCTATCCAAAAAGTAGTACCTAAAAATTGCCTATACAGGTATATAGGGAGAGATGCTGTTTGTTTCTCTTGTTTTGGTTGTCTTTCCTTGCTCTCTCTCATGTGCTGTTTGTGTGTATGTTTGCTGCCTATAATACACATTGTGTAAACTTCTTTTATTTCTCTACTTTTATCTTTATATTTATACTATTATTGCTAGTAGATAGATTGTTTTCTAGTCTTGATTTGTCATATAATATGCCTAAAGTAGTAGATAATTGACTCAATGTTGCTTTGTCGTCTTCTAGTAGTTGTTTTTCTAGTCTATCAAATACCATTTGTATTATTTTGTTCGCTCTTTTGCTGAAATCGCTTGAATTATCTTTTATACTCTGTTCTATTTCCTTTGATTTATTTTCTTTGATAATCTGATACAATCGCCGTTCACTGATTCCATACTTATCAATTAATCTTTTTGCATTCTTCTTACTATTGTCTAGTGTATAGTCTAATATTAAGTCTTTTTTTTGTTCATCTGATAGTTTTTGCATATATATCACCCCAACAAAACCGGGAAAATGTCTCTTTCTTTTAGTTGTTATTCTTTATAGTACCATTATAAACCCAAAAACCCGGGACAAAAAAGGGCAAAATGAAAGTTTTTTATATATACGAAGTATATATAACCTGATGCAATTAAAATTTTTTCAAAAAATATGTTGACATTAATCATTGTTTTTGATATGATGTATTTGTCAGTGATACAAGAGCTGATTTTACTTGACACTTGTTTGACACTGATTAATGTTAAGAAAAGAGGTTTTATAAATGAGATAAAGTTTTTTGATTGCAATCTATATGTAGATCTATACATAGAAGAAAGATAATTCTTTCTTAATGCAGCCGTTAGGACGTTCCAAGCCGTCAGAAATGCAGAGGAAAGAAGATTTAACGAAAAAATAAAGAAAAGGAGTGATTTTAATATGTTAAATCAAATTATTTTAGTAGGAAAACTTACTGAGGACTTAGAATTAAAGGAGGGAAAAGAAAATCAAAAATATGCAATATTAAAGCTTGCTATCCCAAGAGGTTTTAAAAATGCTGATGGTGAATACGATAAAGATTTTATAGCAGTAAAAATATTTAATTCAATTGCAGAAAACACAGCAGAATATTGCAAAAAAGGCGATGTTGTTGGAGTTAAGGGAAGACTAGAAAGCACAGAAGACTACATTTTAACTATTATCGGTGAAAAAGTAACATTTTTAAGCAGTAGTCAAAATAAAGAAGACAAATAAAAAGAACTAGTCAAAGACTAGCTTGAAAGATTAACGAGAGAAGAGAATCCCCTTCTCTTCTCCATTATACTATAAAAATAAAATAAATAAAAGGAGAAATTAAAATGAAAGAATTAGAAAATAAATTAAAAGAATTAAAAGAAGAAAATATTTGTATAGCAGATTTAGAAATACTAGACGAAATTAATTATCAATCAAATTATTATTTAGAAATAGAACTAACAGAAGAAGAAAAAGAAAGAGCATTTCACGAAATACATAGAGCTTGGATAAAAAGTGAAGATTTACAAATACATCAAATAGCATCTACAGTATTAGAAAACATAAAAAATATAGATAATCTTAGTACATGGGATATTATAGAAAAAACTTGTTGGAGGTGTGCATAATGAAAAAAATATATGATAATGGGGCTTTATTGTTAGGAAATCCTAAAATAATTATAGATGAATTTAATAGACAAAAAAAGGAATATGAAGAAACAGACGAAATCGTGGAAGAAATTATTAAAGATTTAGAAGAATTAAAAGACATAGCCGATATAGTTATGGTTAATTATGACAATCCAATGGGATATTCAATAGACTATTGGGGGAAAAGTGATATTTACGATTGGAAGAAAAGAGGAATAGAAAATGAATAAAGAACAAGTAAATGAAATATTAAAAGCAAAAGGAATATTTTGTGATTCTGATACTGATGATTATATAGATACTTATAGAACAACATATCAAGATAAAATGAATAAATATGATGAAAAAGATTTTTATTATTCAATGGTAAATTGGTTTTTTGATGGTTCTTCTGGAGCATCTTATTATGATTATTGGTTAGAAAAGAATTGGAGTGATAAAAAATGAAAAAAATATTAGATAAGCTTGAAAAATGCGAAAATATGATAGAAAAAAATATATATATAACAGATCTAAAATATGTGATACATAATGAATATAAAGAAGATATAGAAAAAATAATAAATAAATATAAATCAAAGACGATTGGAGAAAAAAGAGCAGCAGAAATATCAAAAGAAGTTGCTAAAATAATAAACAAACGTTCCGATAGAACGTGCGTTTATAGAGTACCAGGAGATAAATGGTACGGAAGTTATTACAATACGACTGGAAGAAAATACGAAAACTATAGTGAAATAGAAACAGGAGCTTTATTCATAAGAGCAGAAAAAAAGCAAGATTATTATGGAAAAGAACGAATAAATGTAGAAATATCTTTAGGAAGTTTGAATATAACTACTCTATACTACACAAAAAGTGAAGATAAATATATATATGAGCCAAACGATTGGGATAAATTAAGATATATAAAGGTTGAAGACGTGCCAATGTTAGCACAACAGATAAAAGAACTATATAATAATTCAATATTAAAAATTGAAGAGTTGAAAAAAGAAATAGAAAAACAAAAAAATAACATAAATAATGAGTGTATAAGAGGTCTATTGAATAGATACTTATACATTTATGGTGATTATAGAGATAAATTGATTGAGGAGTGATTAAAATGGAAATATTACAAAATACGTGGATAGATTTAAGAGATTTAGAGGAAAATGTTAAAAATATGTTTTTAGAACATTATAAAAATAACGAAAATGTTGTTATTCTATGTGGGGATAAAAATATAGAATATAAAATTATTGATATAAAAGGCAATATAATGAATTTAGAATTTACAGGAAAGGTGATTATATAAAATGAATAAACAAGATATATTAAACTATGTTAAAGGTTATTATAGAAGCTTTAGACAAACAAAAAACGGACTATTTATATATTCTGGAGTATATAAAAAGCCAACAAGTTGGAATAAAACAGGCGAAGTTTATACATATATATCAGGTGAAGATATTGGAGTAAATTATTCAAAAGAAGATCAGGATTATTTAAAAGAAGGACTTAATCATTATATAGAAGAAGTTAAAATGTTTGGAGGTAATGTATAAATGAAAGAAATAATTAATATAATTAATAAATTAGAAAATGAATCAGAAGAAGATAAAGAACAAATAAAAAGAGCTTTAAAATGTACTAAATATAAATTATGTGGTGATTATACTACTACACCAATAAGTAGAAAAGAAGCGATAGAAATATTAGGCAAAGAAATGTTTGTATCCGGATTAGAAAGATCTTCTTTTCATTGGACAGCAGCACGTACAAATGAAAATAAAACCGTTTTATTTGATAGCAGCGATTTATTTAAAGATTGGTAATTTTATTATAGATAAAATTGACATTAATTATTGTTATATTATATAATTATCGAAAGGGAGTGATTAATTGTGCCAAGATTATCAGAAAAAGCAAGGAAAAATAAAGTTGCTTACAATATGAAAAGAAATAAAGAAATATACGGTAAATTTCAAGCATTAATACCTAAAGAAGAGTA